GAAGCGAATTGTGAATGTGTTAGTGAGTAGCTAAGAGAGCTACAGAGAGGCTAACTAGCCTCAGTGTAACTTACAGCCAGGTGGTGATGAACTCGTCGGCATCGTCACTGTCAAGCTCAGACATGAGATCGTCGTCTGAGAGTTGCTGAAGCATTGCTAGATACTCGTCAGGCGTAGCGTCAACGTCAGGATCGAAGTCGTCATGGCACAGAAACTGATACTCGTGATAGAGAGCAGAGATGAGGTGGGAACGGTTGAGCATGTAAGTAGTATGGCAGAGAATCGAGGGAAAGTCAAGCGTCAGTGGACAGTTCGAAGAGTGGTTCTTCGTTCATCTCAGCCTCCCACTCGGTGAGTGACTGCTCAAACAGCCAATCCAGGTAATCGTCGGAGATGGTGGGTTCGTTGTTCATGCTCTTAGTATGGCACATGTTGGGAGCGTTTGGGGAAGATGGTGGACACTAGCTCAGGTGTCACAACTCATGGAAGACAGTCGGTTCACCCACTAGCACACCGTTGATCTTGGCTGCTTTGTGTCGCTTGCCTTTGCCTAGCTTATCACACCACAACAGGTGTTGCATCGGCTTGTCATGAATCGTAAAGGTTACATCCTTCAGCTTCTGGCGTGGTGTCATCGTGTGTCTCTCAGCAACATACGTAGTATGGCACAGCTTCGAGCTGTTGTCAGCATGTAGTGGACAGTCTGTTTACTGGCGCTCAACCGGCGCACAGATGCGCTGCGCTATTGATACGTAATCGTATCGACAGCTGCTGCCGCTCGCTTCGCTCGCTCCCTTGGTTCGCCGTGATCACACAGCATAGCACAGGGCAAAGGAAGCGAGGCGAAGCCGAGCGGCGGTACCCATCAGCATTTCTGATACCCCCCGGGGGGAATGTTAACGTTTCGTAATATGATATAGGCTTCAGAAATTTTTGTCAAATTTTGACGGGTTTTGAGCGTGATAATTCAAGTGAGCCGCTTCTACGACCACAAACATACTCAGAAGGATGACAATAATCGTTTTCATACACAATAAACGTTTTAATGACGCCTGAATCTGTTAACGTCTGTAAAAAGTACGTCGAAGGACCGGTTTGAACCAGTCCAACGATGCACATATTAAGGAAAAGGTTACACATTTGACCACATAGCCGCGTAAACGGCAGGAAACTGGACGGCAACCAGCTCCTTTACCTGATCGGCTATCTGTTTGTGTTCTTTTTGCGTACCATTAGCGCAACGGAGGTCACAATAGTGCAGCCAAGAGCGGAGAGTGCCGTTCATGTACAATTTTGTAGGCGTTGAGAGCGGTAGAACGTCTCTGGCGCACTCTTTAGCTACTCCAGCCTCTAGAAGGGCTTGGTAGACCTGTTGAGCGTGTTTATAAAGGTAATCAACACGTTGTTTAAGGAATAGATCTTCTTCTTCTACCTCAATACTGTTCTGTCGGTTCTTAGTATCTTGTAAACGGAGTTCAGGGACTACGGGTTTACCCAGTTGGGAAGCCTCTGCGTACCTTTGACTGAACTCTTGAAAGCTAAAGGAACGATGTCTAAGTATCTGAGCTGCGATACTACGGGTTGTTTCTATTTCTACACACATATTTACCATTTCAAATGGTGACCAATGCTTATGCTTGATTAGATACCTAATGAGCCTTGGAGAGGTTTGTGTGTTAGATTGGTTGGATGGGTTGGATACCCTAGCCATGTACGCTATCAAGGATTCAGCGTCGGGTGTTACATGAACTAGTTCTACGTTGTGCATACAGTAGGATACAGTGCCTAATATTCAGAAGGTGTGGATTAAGAAAGTAGAATACAGTGTCTACTATCCAGTAGGAGAGAAAGGGGTAATGAGAGCTTGTCTCGAATTACCCCTCCAGGGGTCGGGTCCACCCTTCCCTTCCCCTGTATACGGACGGGGAGGGTCAAATCCAAGTAGGGATCCCGTTTTTAGTATTACCTCTAGCTTGTCTTTTTTGGTCTAAAGACATACCCAAAACAATGTGGTTTGTCTCACTTTGTGGGTCGTCTAGGAACGCCTGAAGCATGTCATTCCACTCATCTCTTTTACGTTCTTTGATGACTTCCTGGGCTGATATACCCATAGCATCTGTAAAATACTTAATACCTTGAGCTAAACAGTCAATTCTGTCATCGTGTCGTACAGCACCACGCTCACGACACATACGGCTCATTTGGTAAAAGAGCATATAGAGGAGACGTTTCTCTGGAGCTTCGTCGGGATTTGATTTAAAGTCCCATTCGACCACAGAGCGATTAACAATAAGGCGGTGTTGATTAAGGACAGGCTCAAGGGCATCAATAATACGGTCTTCTTTTCGGACATTTGCTCGTACTTCTTCAACGTCAATTCCTTGTTTGGTCTGTAGGAGATGTTTCTTAAACAGTTCTGCAACAATACCGTCACCAAAGTTAGTCTCGATCACTAATTTAGTTACGTTATATTTTTTACAGCGTCTTAGAATGTCCAGAAGCGTATTGTCTGAGTATCCGTCTCGGTAAGCCGACACTTCATGCAAGTACAGGTAACCGTTTCGTTGGGAGATAAAAGCTGCTGCCGTCTCATCTGAACCACGACCCGACGGGTCAACACTGCAGATTGTTTCGGTGTAATCCCCCCAATCTCCTTGGAGCTGCATTGGAGAGTAGAAATAGTCTCCAGGTAACCCAACCGTTGGGAGGTCTTTGATGACATTTTTAGGATCTGAGCACCAGATGACGCTATCAGGAGCGGACTTAGGATTAACACTGGTGACGATAAGATCAGCCATCTTGAGGGGGAACTTTTCAGCGTCACTGAGGCTTGTGTCAAGCATGAACTGCAGCATAAAGTTGCTGCGTCCCATAGACGCTTCACGTTCGATAAGGTCTTCATGGTCAAATCTATCCGGGTCAGTTACGCTCCACGGATCAGCACCATTGTCGATGACTTCCTGGAGCTGGGGTGCAAGTAGTCCTTCGTAATTTGACAATTTACGTGGTACCCTAGCGGGCCATACAAACGGTCGATAATTACGTTCAGCTAATTTTCGGTACACCGTAAAGACAGTTTGAGGAGTACCAAGGTACATAATCCGGCTGTCGTTCTTAGGTGTTAAGATTGATTCGGCTTCGGTGCACAGTTGAAGAAGTTTTTCCCTCATTAACTCAGTCATGGAGTTACCAGGAACTTCAATGTCGTCCAGAATCATCAAGTCCGCACGAGAACCAGTCAGCTGACCTGTAATACCCACAGACTTCACAGACGGAGCCTGGTGAGGTGAGCATTGGACATCGAAAGAGATCCGGCTCCAGCGGGCGTCGTCGCTCTTCGGTTGGAGATGATTCAGCCATGGTGTTTCAATGATAAGTTTTTGTAGGAAGATTGACATGTTATCTGCACGTTCTTTCGACGCAGAGATAATCATAATCTTCTTTTCAGGATTGTTAAAGAGCGTCCACAGAACGAACGCTCCAGTAATCCAAGACTTACCTACACCACGGAACGCCTGTATCTGTAGACGTTTTGGACCGTGTTGTAGGTAGTCCGCAATCGCATATTGTGCACGTGTTGGGGATGGAAGATCGAGTTCAGCCCACAAAGCCTGCAAGAATAGTTTAAAATCGTCTTTGAGCAGGTCTAATGTGTTCATAAGTTAGCGTCCAGTACGGAATCTCCTTCGTAGTTGAGCTTCCGACATACCTTGCTGACGGAGCTCTTCTTTAGTTTGTTCAGCTGCTTGACCAGTTTCTTGAAGAGTTTTACCGGTAGCTGCAGTAGTAATGACATCTAAAGCTTGGAATCCTGCAGCACCAGCAGCCAAAGGAGCAGCTACGGAACCGAGAACAAGTTTACCGGCTTGCGGCATTATACGCATAGCCGTAGGTGCTACACGTTTTAAAGCCTGTTCTGCTACAGCACCAACAGCTGCGCCTGTTCCAGCTTGAACGGCGGCTTCACCGTATTTACCTTCACGTGCAAGTTTTACTGATTCAGCATCAACGGCTGTAAGAGCACCTATTGCAGCGCCTGCAGGGTTTTTTGTTACAGTTTCAACAATCTGTTCTCCAAAAGGGATACCACCAAACAGTTTTAAAGTGCCGCGTTCACCCACAATATATGGTGCAAGCCTGGTTTTTATAGCAGCCTTAACTTCTTCAGGTTTAGCTGCTAAAACATTTCGGCGAACCTCTAGTTCTGCAGCTGACATATCCGTCGTATAGGTAGATCCAGCAAGTTTGTCTAAATCTTCCATCAACGGTTGTGTTACGTCAATAGCTGCTTGTGTTTCTCTACCTTGAATTTGGAATTGAGGACGCATACCCTCAATAGCTTCTTGAGCAGTAGTTGCTCCAACAATGTCACCTGTAACAGCTTTGCCTTTAGTGGTATGAGCTTTAGGAATAGCTAGTTGTCCAGGACTGGTAACACCTATTTCAGCTAATGCTTCCGCTTCAATACCTTTTAAAACATCATTATTTAAATGACCTGCGCGAAATAGACTTCGAAGGTTTTCAGGTACATTACCCCAACGACCAAATTCATCTCTAAGGGCGGCTCTAGCTTGTTGACGATCTGCTTGACCAAGCCTTCTAAGCGTATCGCCGCCAGTACGTTGTGCATAAAAATGGTGAATAACATCAGACAGCATCTGTTTTCTAGATGGTGCCTTACCTTTACCAGCTTCGTCCAAAAGACCCTGTTCAATCCGCCTAATGGCATTGACCAGTTCTGGACCTGTCATACCTTGAGACCGTCCAAGCTCCAACAGCTCACCATAAGCCTCAGGGTTTGCAACTAGCTCACCAGAAAATCGTTTAATGCGTTTATGCATTGAAGATTTTGGATCCGTCCGTTGCAACTCTTTTTCATAATTGTTAATTAAATCGACGCCCCATTCTTCTAGTTGAGCTAGTTCTTTATCCATTACTTAATATGCGATAAAATAAGTTTTTCTCTAGGCGTTTGCCCAAAAGTCTGTCTCATCCACGTGAGCCAGTTATTTGTTCCTTTATTCTGATTACATTTCCTGCAAGACGGTACCAAGTTTCTTGTTGTCGTTTCTCCTCCATAAAAACGAGGTATAACGTGATCAAGAGTAAGTTCATGTAATTCATAATGTTCTCCACAATAGACACATTGACAGTTGAAGTGTTCCTTAATGGCTTGACGCCACATCCGTTTTGCTTCAGGACTAGTCATGGTTATTAGATTTTGCAGGTAGTGATCAGGACTTGGAAGTAGAGGGGTCATGCATAACGTGAGCGTTTACCGTGACCATTAGCGGCACGATTTTTACTGCGAATCATGAGGCGTGTTTTACCACCTTTGGAGTGAGAGACATCTTTATTGTCTCCGTTACCATAAGTGCCACGTTTTCGATTCTCTTTGTTAAGAGCTGCACGTTTGTTTTTCTGACGTTCGGTACTGTCGTATGCTTTCTGATACGATTTATAATTACCGTTAGCGTACTTAGGACCGCTACGCTTTCGTACCATACAACCTCCGCTGTACAAGTTCAGGATCAATAGTGGGCAATACGTTTGCCAGTTTGTCCAGGTGATTGCCTTCAAGGGCAACACCACTGATATCATTTTTGGCTAGCCAGTCACAAGCTGCTTTGAGATCTTGTGTCGTGGCTTCACCAGATTTAATTCGTGCGAGGAATTCAGATGTGACAAGGTTGTGAAGCTCGTTAAACTGATCCTCAGTTGCTTTTTTCTTCATTTGTCAAAGACACAATAGGTACGATGTCGTGACACAGTACCTCTACCCGAGACCCAGGACGGAACGTAAATCCCGCCTTCATGATCTCGGTACATTTTAAAGCTCTTACAAGCTCGTAATCCAACCGAAGTTTCTCCTCGTGTCGCTTAGCTATCTGTTTGCACTGCTCAATCATCCCACCATCCAAAGGAACTGAGAAGTTAAGCTGCATACCGTAATTATTGTTGCGAGTGTAGCCAGTAGGCAACGTATCGTTACCCATATAAAACGGGGAAACAGTCATGGTTGATCCATTACACGAGTTACCGCCGGTAAACTGCTGTCTACTGGGTGCACCGTTGTTCTGGAATTGAACTGCTTGGTTTGTTACGTTACCTGTAGCTGCAGCAATAGGATTAGCACTGTTGCTAACCGTAGGAGTTTCAGCAAATGCTGGTCCTACTGAGAGAAGACAGAAAGAGAGGTAGTAGTAGAGGTAGTGCTGATGTCTCTGGTGATGTCGATTGTTTCGATCACTCCGGCTGTTCGGTTTACGGTCTCCAGTTGAAACTGTTCGCCAGCGGTTGTGACGGACCAAGTAGTCGAAGAATCGGTTATATCCCCACTTGGGGTTACGTTTGTTCCAGACCATGATGAGTATGCACCACCGTACACTTCAGTTGCGATAGTTTCGGTGATGGTTTGGGTGGTGGTTGTGGTAGCCTGCATACTACCTTGGGTAAACTGAGGAGTCACAGTTTGTGCCATCGCCCCAGCGGGGAACAGCAGAAGCAGAATTAGGAATTTCATAGTTGGGTTTTGTCCTTTTGATCTTTAGGGCGAGAGATTCCATACGATGCCAACGTGCCGCTCAGCAGTGAAGCTACGAACGTTGGGTCCATCTTCTGTAGCATTCCCATGTATGATGCAGTCAATACTCCTGCGCTCCATACAAGCACAAGAGCTTTTACAATTTCATTGAAGAAATCATGAATGAAGTTCTTCGTTGTCTGCATTTTTCTTTTTACGGGTGAGTAGTTTCTTGATAAGAGGTTTCAAGACGCTCACTGTCCGTTTAAATATTGCAGTGGCAGTAAGGGTGGCTGCAACGGAGACAGTAGCTGTCGTTGTAGCCGTAGCCAAGATCTCGTTACTCGGTAAAGGTACAGTGATATCAGTACCAGGAATATCGACGTAACGGACCTGTGACGGGACTGGGGGTGGTTTAGGAGGTGGAGGAGTTACAGGTTTAGGTGCTGGTTTCTCCTCCCTCCTTTCGTCCGATTGTGTCGTACCCTTCACACCCGGAGGTGGACGAAGGTCGTTAGGAGGCACTACAAGCGGCTTGTACGAGGGTAAAGTAGCTCGTGGTACCTCCAGTACCGGACGGGGTA